TCATGCTTCATACAGTACTGTTGATGCTTCTTTGACTTGCCGTTCAAGAATATTAAGTGTATTGGATAATACATTTTCTTGTTCTGTAAACCATTGATCTTTATCAGGCAGAGAAGTGGCCAGCCGCCATGACTCTTCACCCTCCAGAGCTTTCAGTTCGTGCAATATTGCATCAATTTGTTTTCTGACTTCATCGATTTTACACCGCAACCGTTCAAGATCATCAATAAGATCACTGGCCATCAATGGCTCAAGCCCTTGTTTTAAACTCTCCAGCAATGCGTGAATAGCGGGGAAGTCACCACGTTGGCGGGCTTGGTTGAGCTGAACCATCAGCTGATGAGCTTTCTCTTTAAACTCATCAGCGACTAAATCTGGATGGCAGAGCCGGCTGGCTTGCCGCCACAACCGTTTGAGTTCCTGACGTTGGTGAGAAGAAAGTTTCTTGTCATTATTAAGCCGCTGCTCGGCATCTGTTTGTTTTTCCTGATAACTTTCATATTTCTCTTTTGCGTCTTCACGTGCTTTGCGTGTTGACTCAGTATTTCGCGTACAAAAGTTATTTTCCAGCTCTTTAATCTCTGCCAGCAATGCAGTAATCAACTCTGCCTGTTGTTGAATTCGGTTTCTTATCTCAATAGTTTCGCTAGATATGGATGACAGTGCCAGCCAGCGTTGCTTTAATGCAGCGAGTTCATCTATCGCCTGAGATATGTACTGCTGACAGTTGCGATAATCGCGTTCTCTGCGGCGAGCTTCAGCCTCGGCTTTGCGCAAGGTGTTTTCCGCCAACTGTTTGCGCAAATTAAGAATTTGCTTCATCAACGGGCCGAGACGCACCAGGTAAAGGTCATTAAAATCATCTAGCAACTGAATACGTTCATTACGCTTATCGATTAACTCGCTTAACTGTTCCTCCAGCGCTTTCAACTCAAGCTTGCAAGCCGACAGTTCGATATCTTGCCACTGCGTGACTCCTTGCTTGCTTCCCAGCCACGCAGAAATAGCCTCCAGAGCATGGGTGAATTTTCCCTGTTCGATCGCCGTGACGATAAAAACCAGTATGGCATCCTGAGTCTCACCTTTAAGATAGGGGAGTTGATGTCGAATAATGTCGTCATCTTCAAGCTCAATACCGCTTTTAATGATCTCCAGCCGTTTAATGAGTTTTTTCATAAATATAGGATTTGCTGATCGCTAGACAGAATATCTACATACTAAACAACGGCTTCACATTGTTCCAGATGAATGAGGAGTTATCCGGTCAGGATGCTCAGATAGTTAGGCGGGCATGTGCTATAAGTCACATTCGATACGCCGCAGGAAAAATCACCATGAATGTTAAGGGCCGGGAGTCACTATTTCCAATACTGCTACGCGAATTCTGCCTCACTGTGGTACTGCAACAAGCACAGAATTCACGTAGCGCGATCGGATGAACATTATCGTTTAAAATCAATTAATTAAGCTTTCCATCGCTTCAGTTTGCGGTTTAGATAAACTCTCTAACATTTATAATCAGACCGCATTATCTGATGTAAAAAATAATCCGCATTGTTGCGGACACTGATTAAGGCCACATGTGGTTATCCGGCAATTTCTGACGATATAGGCCGCAACTACTTACAATGATTCAATTTAACATAATATACATTATGCGCACCAATGGTAAGGATGGCAGAAACTGGTTGGAATCGTTGACACTGGGCGTCGACTGGTTACTATCGGCAATGATTCAAAATCATCCGTTTCTCCAAACGAATCAGAATCGAATGTCTGTCAACAGTAAGTGAACAAGCCTAACCTCATGACCTCACCAATCAGGCCTGTTCATCATCGTTACTAAGCAATGAATTACAGAAGGCATGAGCATTTATGGACTTATCATATCTAGCTGAAATGACGATATCAGAGGAAACACAGTTCTTGACTGTTTTTGAGCAGCAACTAGAACATGATGTCGGTGAAGCAGCCCGAGCCTGTCTTCTTCGTGGCGTCCCTATTTATTACGCTGAAAAAATACGCCAGAAGGATGTGTCATTAAAGAGTATCCCGATGGTCGCAAGAGCACCGTTAACAAGAATCACAAACGCCCTGCCTTCACTGGTCATTCTCCCTGATATACGCCACTCGGTTGAAAGTGACGGTTCAGCTGGTTCTGAGGGAGTATCTGGTGCAGGAGTAGCAGCGGAAGAACGAAACATGGCCGCATCACGTACATCTGTTGTAGCCAAATCTGGCGAGGGATCGCTTCGGCCAAACGTGCTGAAAAATGAGTAAATCAGCCAGCCTGACCCGATAAACATCAATGGAAAAAGCACAAGAAAGAACCTGACTTTGCCAGAATTCCAGATGCTCTGGCGTTTATCTGTCTGCTTTTCATTACCGTTATTTCCTTCATAGCTTTTATAAAGTTCAAAAATATCAGGGTTATATTTATTGCGATAACTGGTGACGAGGTTGCTTTTATAGATTTTGTGGCCTGAATATACGTCAATGCAGTAATGATTATTCAGGCCCAACGCTTTCAGCTTGCGCATCCGGTAAGTTGTTTCTATTTTGTCTTTCAGAAAGCGAGCAATATTAGAAAGTGACTGATTTACAATAACCAAATCACAGCTAATACCCGTTTCAGGGTGCGTAAAATGACGATGTTCAGCAATAAATGATTTCTTCTCAGCCGTCATATCCTTATCGCTACCGAAGATTCGCCATGCTTCATCAATAACAATTAAATCACCAAACTGGCAAAAGCTCCCTTCCCCACCTTTAAAAGGAAAGAAATCTGCTTTAAGTACATCATCATTATCCACAACAATAATTTCTCCCGTTGCATCAGGATAACGTTCGGTGATTTTATCTTTTTGTAAACCATAAATGTTCGTCACAACTCTCCGGCCGCTGGTAAATGCAGGAATAATGACATTGCAAACGGCTTCATAACTTTTTCCTGAGCCGGGTATGCCAATATATGCAGAAATAGCCATAACTCACCCTATAACAGGAATACGTCGAATAATAAAACGAGTAGCCATTGAGGAGATAATCATACTAATCCCCTGTGGTAATTTACTCAGGTTAATGAAGAACCAGAATCCGTCTGATAAATTGGCAAACAGCGATGAGAGATTGCTTGAATCTGGCAGTAACTCAACAAGGATTTCAACGAAGCCCTGGACTACAAAATACAGCGCAAAGAATACGACGAATTTAATAATCAATGACCGGAATACAAAACCTAACAAAGTATTTAATGCACTAATCAGAATCCCAAACATAGTTGCACTCCTTTAGGCACTCAGAATAATACGGAGCGCAACAAATCCCCATATAATCATAAATATGGTTTCTACGGCGCTTCTGTTCTGCTCAATTAACGGACAATGGGAGTCAATTCTGTACTGGTGATTAAACACGCTGAATTCAACAACGGGGCAGGATGCTGAACGAGAGCCGATGTTAAATTCGTTTGTAAAAGGCAACAAGTTAATAATTGGCGTTAAAATATCTCTTGCCGTTGGCGTTTCTTCAAGCTCAGGCTCTTTTACACCGGGATCTTCTCCCAAATCTATATTGCCATTATTTCCAGTGTCAGATCCTGAGTTGTTATTAATGGTAATATCAATATTGACGTCAGCCCCTGCACTGTCAGATACAGGTGAAAGCATATCTAATAACGTTGGAGATAGCCTAAGTTCCGACATCGCAGAAGTTACTTCAGCCGGTGAAACCTCTTTAAACGGTAAGCCGTTATAATCGGCATTAACGGCAGCTTCAGACCACAGCTCGTTAATCATGTCGGCAAGAAGTGCTGGCGATACACTAACACTATCAAGATACTCCAGATAATCAATCATGGACTCAATATTTCCGGCCTCCAGTACTTCCGTCATGGCTTTATATTTGGTATTGGTCCAGATAGTAAGCTCACTCTTTTCATCAATATCTTTTGCGGTGTAATCCTCTTTTTCAGGAACGGCGCAAATCGTCGAATATCCACCATTTGACTGATTAGTCGTTTTACAAGGCGTGTTGTGATACTGATATTGCTTTCCTGCTGTTAAATAAGCAACGCTGTAATACATGGGAAGCCCTGCTACATTTTCATACATGGGAATACCTGCGGGAAATGAAGATGCGGCCGGGTTGCTATACAAGTGTGTAATCTCAGGTATTTCATAAAATGAGGAAGGATAAGTAAACTTATAATTCTGTTCAGTAAAGGATACATCTCCATTACTGTTGACAACTTTATTCGTCACAGTGCGTTCAAAATTCGTTAGTGTTTCAGTATAAGTACGCGAGTTATAGTCATTAAGATAATTTCTGGCAATTTCAGTTGGATTATCACCATAGTAATAAATTAGCTCTTTCGAATCCTGATAATAATAAAGCGCATTATCTGGCGTGGAATATCCTGTTTCAACACCTACAACTGGAGAACCCGCATCCACATTATTACGACTAACATGAAGGATTACCGGACTTAATTCCTGTGGTTCAAAATTAACGGTTATCGTCTTACTTTCACCACTTTGACCACTGTACGTTACTTCATATAAATTATCGGAAATCTTTTTACCGTTAGTCATTACCATTACCGAGCCGTCAGATGAACTCAAAGAAGACGGAACAAAAGATGATACAGCAGCAGCAATACCCGCCCACGTTGCAACACCGCTCATTTTGTATGATGAGGCAGCAGGCAAGTATTCGGCAGCATTAGCCGCAGCGCGGCCAACAAAAACACGGGTTGCTGTAAGCTGTGATGCCGTATAAATCGCATCATTGGCAGCAAAGCGACGAACAAGCACCCGGCCAACGACTTTAGGAATAACAGCCCGCGCAGCCACTGCTGCAATTGCTGGTACAAATGAATATGAATATCGGGGAAAGGAAACCCAGAGAAAGGAAAAAATAAAGGAATAAACCGTCAGCCTCTTAGCCCAAGAATAACGACATAAGCTGAGACGATCCCCCATAAAAGGGAACCCAATTTCCATAATTCAATCTCCATAATAACCTCAAGTAAAACGGGCGATATTGCATCGCCCATGAATAATGAATTTATGCGGATTTAACGGTACGCAATACCCAGCGAACGCCAGCGACACCGGCATAAAGTGTTACCAGTGAAGCAGCAACGGCCATAATCGCAACCAGAACTGTACTGAAATCAATGCTGTTCGTCAGCGGCGATAAATCAACACCACTTGATGCCGCTCCTTCTGCAGCGAAAGTCGCGCCAGAAACAGCCATTAATGCAGGTACAGCCAGAAAACTAACGATTTTTTTAAACATAACTCTATCTCCATTACATTTTAAAGGTTCGCATTCAAGCAGTACGAACCATCTTTATTACCTGTCCCACACCTACAGAAAAAAGCCAGAGCAGCAGGACAGAGCCAAAACCTAATGTCCAGTAATTTCCCATTGCAGAATAATCAATTTGATGAAATGGTTCAGAACGTACCATTATTGCCTGACATTCTTTTGCATTGTTCGCATTACATAAATAACCTTCAATACGGTAACCATTTTCAGGAATATGATTATCAAACTGAATATCGAAACCTGATGTATCCATAATCAGCCTTTTATTTCAGTAATGCCGCCATCTGATGAAATGTTATAAGTTACTCCTTCCCTCCCCTCCATTGACCAGACGCGAACATATACAGGTATCTGGACTAACTTACCGATAAAATTATTTGCCTGATTCATTACACCGGCATTAACAAGAGCCTGAGATACACGAATAATAATCTGGTCTTGCTTAGTGCCACCAAAACCATCAGGAATCTCTAAGCCAACACCAATTTCATTATAGTATCCCTGACCATTGACCTTATTACGCTGGCGAGCACCAAGCATTTTACCTTTTACAAAAAGACCATAATTAGACATATCACTCTCCTTTAATGCCAGTTACTGGCATGTGAAATACGGTTATAATCGAAAATTAAACCTTTCTCATAAACCCATGATGGAATTTTGGCTGGTTTGGCTTCAAGAGTACGAACCAACGGAACAACGTTATTAGAATCCGGTGACTCACAATAAAAGTTAATATCTATTCCGAAAGAAAGTAATTCTTTACGGTGTCGGTAGAATGTAGGTTTCGGTAACATCTCTTTCATGTTCGCGCCCTGCTTCCACAATAAATATGTAGACTGTATTTTTCTTGGGAGATTAATTATTTTTTCATCAGTTAATATGGTATTTTGATTCATTTCTATTCTCCCTACATAGTCAGAGAATAATTTATTGGGCGTCTCAATATTCCAGCTATTACCAAGCGTAAGATTCAAATCAATTAATTCAGTTGTTCTTAATGTTAATTCAATGCGTAATTTATCTTTTGACCAGTCCAGTAAACCAGCTTTAACGAATTCGTCTGCCATCTGGTGCCCTTTTTTGCCAGATGTATGCTCATCATATTTTGAATAAAATTTCAGGCTCCAACGACGGGAGTTTTTCCCTAAGTAAACAGTGCCACCTTTACCACAGGCGCGACCGTGGCGAGTTTTAGCTTTAAATTCTGCGGCATATAGCCATGCGCGGACATTTTCTAATGTTGACAATGAATACATATAGTTGATATCAATACGCGAGATCTTAAATTGCCCTGCCATTACCTGTCGATAGGATGAAAGATCATGAGGAATATGCAGTAATGCCAATATTCTGGCATAAGCTGTTAATACTAACCCTTGCAAATCATCGGAACCGATAACAGAGTGACCTTGCAAAAACTTTGACGGATTGCCGTCAATATAGAGATGTGTTGCCCGACCTTCGCCATCAGATCCAACAGATCTTACTTTCATAGTGGATTCATACGAACCGCGAACGGTCAACCGTTTTACTGTTTCCCACTCCACTGCACCGTCAGCATCAACGCTGACGACACTACCAGCCGGTAATGGTCG